GCACCGCGCTCGGCCGGCACTGGGTCGACGTCGACTGGGTGATCGGGCAGGACGCTATGCTGGCCGACCTCACCGCCTACCGGCACGGCCTCGATGTGCTCAGGAGGTTCTATCGGGTATAGTGCGGACGAAATGTCCGCGTGTGGGGTATGGAAATGAATGAAGCAGACAAAGCCCAACACCTGATGGACCAGCGCGCCGCACTCGGCATGAACCCAACGTGGCAGCAAATGCGGGGCGCATCCAAGGATGAGTTTGCAACAGCTCTGGAAATGCTGGATCTGTCCCAAGCCGCCGCAGCCAGATATTTGGGCGTGTCAGCCAGGCAAGTCGCACGGTGGCTTGAAGGAAAATCCAGGGTGCCAACATCCGTCTGCCTGCTCTTCGAATTCATGATCTACTACAACATCAAGCCCATCGTGCCCAAGCGCGTCCCCGGCGCCTATTGACCTATTTCCCAAATCGGTATCAATTTCCGTAATGCAGCGGCAAGACAGCCGCCCAAGGCCCCGCCTAACTCGCGGGGCTTTTTGCGTTTTTAGGAGGGGTGGTGGGGGTCCAATCAAATGACTGATCCAAAAAGAAAAAGGATGGAATTGGACAGTCTGGCAAGGGCTTACACCGAGCGCGCCATCCAAACGCTCGGCGGCATCATGGAAACAGGCCTCGAGGAAGGCAGCCGCATTCGCGCGGCCGACATCCTGCTCGATCGCGGCTGGGGCCGACCGAAGCAAGACAACACGCACACATTGCAGGGCGAAGTGCGCGTCGTGCTGCGTGAGATGTTGAAAGACGAGGACGAGGCGAGTGAGTGATTTCGAAAAGCGTGGCTTCGATCGCGTGGTCGACACTGCTGTTCGCTTCGCCAATCGCATTGCAGAGCTCGAGGCACAAGTCAGGGATTTGCAAGCGAAGTTGAAGGCACAGAGCAAATGAATGTGCTCGCGACTATTCGGCTGCCGCACGCTGAATGGTCGCCGCGCCCGCATCAGAAAAAACTCTGGCGCTATCTCGTTGGTGGCGGCAAGCGTGCCGTCGCAGTCTGGCATCGCCGCGCCGGCAAAGACGAAATCTGCTTACACGCAACTGCTGTCGCGATGTTCAAGCGCCCAGGAAATTACTGGCACTGCCTTCCCGAATTCACCATGGGCCGCAAGGCAATCTGGGACGCAGTCAATCCACACACCGGCAAGAGGCGCATCGATGAAGCTTTCCCGCACGAAATGCGAGCAAGCACTCGCGACCACGACATGCAAATCAAATTCCACAACGGATCAACCTTCAACGTCGTTGGTAGTGACGCAGTCTCATCCGGCTCCGGCATTGGTTCGTCGGTCGCTGGTATCATCTTCAGTGAGTACGCATTGGCGAACCCATCCGCGTGGGCCTACTACCGGCCGATACTCGAAGAAAACAACGGCTGGGCCACGTTCATCAGCACTCCCCGAGGACGCAATCATCTACTTCAACTATACGAACACGCCCAGCGCACTGATGGATGGTTCGCAGAAAGGCTCACCGTCGACGATACCGCTGCTCTCTCACACCAAGCTATTGCCGAAACCCTGAACGAGTACGTCAGCCTGTACGGCGAGGACGCCGGGCGGGCAATGTTCGATCAGGAGCTGATGTGCAGCTGGAATGCGTCAACGCTCGGAGCCTTCTATGCACTGGAGATGTCCAAGGTCCGCGAGGAAGAGCGCATTACCGAGCTCGCGGAGCCGGACATCTCTCGACCTGTTATGCGTAGTTGGGATCTGGGCGTGGGTGACGATACGTCTGTGTGGTGGTTTCAGCCGCAGGCGTCGGGCCAGATTGTAATCTGCGATCACCTGGCGACGTCAGGCGTCGGCGTTGAGTGGTGGCGCGATGAAATTTTCAAGCGCGAGAAAGAACGCGGCTGGATACACGGCGACGACTATGTGCCGCACGATGCCAAGGTCAAGGAATTCGGCACCGGCCGAACACGAGTTGAGACAATGGCAAGCATTGGCCTTTCGCCAGTACTGGTGCCTTGGGCAACCCTTGACGATGGGATTAACGCTGTCCGAAGAACTTTGCCTCTATGCGTGTTTCACCCGCGCTGTGAGAGTGGCATCGACGCGCTCGAGCAGTACAGGCGCGAGTGGGACGACGATAAGAAGGCGTTTCGGGCCAACGCGGTCCACGATTGGACGTCGCATCCATCAGACAGTTTCCGGTACCTGGCGATGGCTTACAAGCCGGTGCCGCGGCGTGAGGTGAAGGCACCGAGGCGTGATGGCATGTTTATTCCACCGCCTGAGGAGCCGCGTCGCGGAGGGATCAGGCTGTGAAGCATTACTACGACTACGACGCTGTCTTTAATAAGGTTTGGTACGAGGTACACGATTGCCCGTTCTGTGGATCGAAGCAAACGGACCTGTATCAGACGCAGGTGAAGTGCGAGCGATGTGATGCACATGGCCCTGATGTCGCGGAAGAACAATGGCCGATGGCCATCACACTGTGGAACGAACTTCCCCGCAAGCAAGGCAACGAGCTGAAGGCGTTGCGTGCGCATTGGTCGAATTTGATGCGGCGGGTGAGGCGCGCGGAGGAGCGTGCAGCGGCTGAACGGAAGAAGGCCGAGCGCAATTCACCGGAAGTAAAGCAAGCACGCGCAGATAGGAAGTGGGCCGCCGAGCGCGAGGCGTGGCTGCGGTCGCCGACTGGTTACGAGGCATTGAAAGTAGACAGTGATGGCTGACCCGACGGCGCCGATCGAGGAAGATGTCCGGCACGACGACCTCAACTTCAATCCATCGCTCGAGCCCAAGAGCGCCAAGGCCTGGCTCAATCTTCTGCAGGAGAGCGAGGACGCTTTCGAGCCGTGGAACAAGCACTGCGACAACATTGACAAGCAGTTTGCCTCGCTCGAGCGCTTGAGCCTGACCAACAAGCGCGACAAAGAATTCCAGATGTTCTGGGCCAATTGCGAGGTGCTCAAGCCATCGATCTACGCCAAGCCACCGATCCCTGTGGTGGTGCAGAAATTCAAGGACCAGCGGCCGGTCTATCAGGCAGCGTCTGAGCTGATGGAGCGCTGCTGCGTCGTGGCGTTTGATCTGACGCGCATCAACGACCTGATGCTGCTGGTGCGTGATGACTTGTCGATGAACAGCCGCGGCGTGGCCTGGTGCCGCTACGAGGGCGGCGAGGACAGTAGCGGCCGCTACGCGCACGGCGAGAAAGTGTGCATCGACTTCAAAAACAGGCGCGACTTCCTGCACTCGATCAGCCGCAACTGGCGCGAGGTGACGTGGGTCGCCGGCGCCAGCTATTTGACGCGGGCGGAGGCGCGCAAGCGCTTCGCGGCGATCTCGGGCGACGCCTACGGCCAGGCTGAGTACAAGGTCGACAAGGATAGCAAGGAGATTGGCGGCGCGGACGCGCGTGAGAGAGCAAAATTCTGGGAGATTTGGGACATCACAACGCGGCGTGTGGTGTGGGTCGCGGAGGGCGTTGATGAGATCCTGGACGAGGATGATGCGCACCTTGATTTGCAGAATTTCTTTCCGTGCCCGAAGCCGGCCTATGGAACTGTTCAGCGCGGATCGCTGGTGCCTGTGCCCGACGTCATGCAGTACAAGGACCAGCTCGAGGAAATCAACCTGCTGACCGGCCGCATCCACGCACTGAGTGATGCGCTTGAGGTGAAGGGCTTCTATCCAGCCGGCGGGGCCGAGTTGGGCGACGCCATTCAGACGGCCGTCAAGATCAAGACGCCGGGTGTTGTGATGGTGCCCATCAAGAACTGGGCGGCGTTTGGCGGCACCAAGGAAGTGATCATCTGGCTGCCGATCGCGGAGATTGCGCAGACCATCACGAGCCTGGTCTCGCTGCGCCAGCAGATCATTCAAGACATCTACCAGATCATGGGCCTGAGCGACATCATGCGCGGCGCGACAGATCCCAACGAGACGCTGGGCGCGCAGCAGCTCAAGACGCAGTATGGAAGCACGCGCATTCGCGACAAGCAGCAGGAGATGGTGCGCCTGGCGCGTGACCTGGTGGAGATCACTTCGGAGATCATCACCGAGAAATTCTCTGACGTCACCATGATCGAGATGAGCCAGACGCTGCTGCCGACGGCCGAAATGCAGCAGCAGGCGGTCATGCAACTGCAGCAGCAGGGCATGCAGGTCATGCAGAAAATGCAAGCTGCGACGCAGGATCCGCAGATGCAGCAGCAGGTGGCGCAGAACCCGGAAATTGGCCAGCAGATGCAGCAGCAGGTGCAGCAGCAATTGCAACAGTTGTCGCAGGAAATGCAGAAGGTGCAGGGCAAGCCGACGCTGGACCAAGTGTTTCACTTCCTCCGGGATAACCGGGCGAAGGCGTTCGTGCTCGACATCGAGACTGACAGCACCATCATGGCGGACGAGAACGCCGAGAAGCAGCGCCGGACGGAGTTTGTTGGTGTGTTGTCGACGCTGCTGCCGCAGCTGGCGCAGATGATTAGCATGGAGCCCAAGACTGCTGCGTTCTGTGGCGAGGTATTGAAGTTTGCCACGGCGCCGTTCCGGTCTGGCCGATCGCTCGACGGCGCGATCGACGAGCTGATCGAGCAGATGAAGCAGAAGGGTGACCAGCCCAAGGGCGACGACCCGGCAACCGCCAAGGGCAAGATTGACCTGCAGATTGCGCAGATGAAGCAGCAGTCCGACGGCCAGAAGGCGCAGGCGGACGCTGCACTGAAGAAAGAGGAGATGGCGCAAAAGGACCGCCATAAGCAGTGGGAATTGCAGAACGAGCGGCTGATCAAGAAGGCCGAGCTCGACGCCAAGAAGGGCGATCAGTTTGCTGACCTGCAGGTGCAGAACCAGAAGGCGATGGAGAGCCGCGAGGATCACCAGGCCACGATGGCCGGCAAGATGGCCGACATGGACCTGCAGCGGCAGAAGGGTGACATGGAGATTGCCAAGCACAACATGCGCCAGCGTGACATGGCGAGCCGCGCCAATGAGCGGCAGATGTCGGCGCTGGCGCGGCAGAACCGTCCGCCGGCGGGGGCCTCGAGGTGAGCAGCTCCAGCAACATCACGACGCGGCCGGCGCTGCGGAAGTTCACGCGGGCGTCGGATGACGTTGCGATCTTGGTCAACATGGCATTCGTGCGGGAGGCGTGGCGCCTGGCGAACGGTCAAGTGCGGCTGCAATTTGGGTCTGGTGGCAACGATCATGTCGACGTCAAGACGATCGACATCGACGGATTGCGGGAGCTGTAGATGGCGATGGGGAAACTCGCAGACCTCGGCAGCTACGAGGCGGACTTTCAGTCCGGCATTCGCGAGACGCCTTGGTTTAGCGAGTACCAGAAAAAGTACGGCGAGGAGCCCAACCTCAACACGCCGGACTATGACTACCGATCGGCCTGGTCGGCCGGCGCCAGGCCCACCGTGCGCGATCCCAACGACCACCTGCTGCATTGGCCGAGCGAGTTCAAGGGCGACAGCCACCCCAACCGCTACGTTAACGGCGTCGACACCAAGACCGGCCAGCCAGGTACCAGCCTGGCGAACGCATTTGACGTGCCCGGCGAGCAGTCAACTAATGTCGGGTGGGCGAACAGAATTGCCGAGGCCTTGCACGCGCGGCCGCAGTATGACGAGACGGTGCGCTACCCCTCCAAGATAAGCCCCTACCTTGACATCACCGAGGGCGACATTGCGCGCGGCACTGAGGCTGGCTTGGCGGTGTCGGGTGGCGGGCTGGCGACGAGGGCGGTTAAAGCAAGCCCCGGTAACAAACCCGGAACAATCGACATTCCTGTTCTCGGTCCGTCCTCGCCGATCAACGCGCCCTACATCTCAAACCCGCAGCGGGTGGCTAATCCAGGCATTTACAAACGGCCGGATGTCATCGCCGCCGAGGGCGCGGCCAGGGTCGAGCCGGAGCACCCGGCCCTGAAGGAGCTGTTTGGCGTTACCCGCCAGGATCTTCACGACATCAGTCAGCAGGGCCGACGCCAGGGCAACAAGGAGACCGAGCTGTGGCAACCCAATAGGCCCGGCAAGCCCAACGAGGCCGCACAGGCGGTGATGAACCCGGCGAACGAACAGCGCATCATCGACACGTTGGCGGAGGCGCGGAAGTACCCAGGCCTCGAGCAGGGTATGGTGCCTTGGTATGTAATGGACCCGCTCTACCAGCGCATGGCGAAGCTGGTTGGACCGGAGCGCGCTGCCAAAGAGTACATGGATTTTAATATGTCCATGACGCCGTTCTCGGCGGGCTCGAGCGTGCCCAGTGAGATCAACCGCGGCACTGCCGCCAACATGATGCGGCAGCGCGGTGAGTACGATATTTTCAAGCAGTATGGCGGTATCGCCGTGCCCAAGCGCGGCGCCGATTTTCCAGAGCGCTTGCGTGACGTCAAGGGCATGATGGGACATCTCAACCAAGCCAACCCGGTTGAGCGCTACGTGCAGACCGGCAAGCACGGCTACGGCGACGACAACGTAAAAATCAATTTGTACTCTGACGCCTCTGGCGTGCCGCAGACGGGCTTTCAAACGAGAGGCGCGGTGCCTGACGCACATTTCACGCGCGCGATTGGCGTTCCTGATGCGCGCAAGAACCCGAACGACTTCAACGAATACATGATCGGTACCGAGTATCGTCAGATCGGGCCCTGGTACCGCGATAAGATCGCCAAGCCGCTCGGCATCGAGGCTGTGCCGGCGCAGGCGCTGATGTGGGGCACCTATGGTCCGCAGACTGGTGTCAAGACCAAGATTGGCGCGGGAAAACTCGAGCTGCTGTCGAAGCAGATGTGGGAGCGCGCGAAGAAGCTGGGCGTCGATCCGAAAGAGTTTCGTGATCAAGTGCTGCGCGGTGAGCAGCACTCGGAGCTAGAGGACGACAATCGTGGCATGGGCAGGCTCGCTGCACTAAACAGATACGGGTGACAAATGGCCGTAGCAACCTTCACCAAGTACAACAGCTTCATCGACGAGTTGAGCAAGGGCGGCCACAACTTCTCGACGCCTCCGACGCTCAAGCTGGCGCTGACCAACACCGCGCCAAACGCAGCAACGGACACGGTCTGGAATACGACGGTCGCGCCAGCGCCTGCGGCGGCGAACGGCTATCCAGCGGGCGGCAATACGCTGACCGGCGTCGTCGGCACGACGACGGGCGGTGTGTTCAAGCTGGTGATCGCCGACACCGTGTTCACGGCGACGGCGGGCGGCATTGGGCCGTTCCGCTACGTCATCCTCTACAACACGTCGGCGAGCAACAAGGTGATCGGCTACTACGACAACGCGGCGAGCATCACGCTCGCCGACACTGATACGTTCACGACCGACTTCGACGCGACCAACGGAGTGTTCACGATTGCATGAGCTATGTGCCGCCACCGGTCCCCGAACGCTGGGGTATAGGCAAGTGGGGTCAAGCGCATTGGGACGGCGACCTAGCATTAGGCGCTACCAAGGGCACGATCACGCTATCGCCGAAAACGGCTGGACTGAGGGTCAACCGCGGCATCAGCGCGGGTGTGTTGTCGATCGTCCTCACACCGAGGACGGTGAACTTCAAGGTCACGCGGTCGCTCGTCGCCACCAAGGGCGCGATACTGCTGTCGCCCAAGACGGTGCAGCTGACGCGCGGTCGACAAACGATCGCAACCACTGGCTCGATCGTTCTCTCGGCCAAGACGGTCAATCTCACGGCCAGCGTCAAGCAGCGGCTCTACGCGCAGGTTGGCGCGATTGTTCTGTCGCCCAAGACAGTCAACTTCAAGACCACACGCTCGCTGGTAGCGCAGAAGGGCACGATCGTCCTAACGCCGCGGACGGTGGGACTGCTCACCGGCAGGAAGCTCGCCGCGCAGAAGGGCTCGATTGTCCTCTCGCCCAAGACGGCGGGGCTGTTCAGGACCAGCGGTGCGACCCTCAACGCAGTGCCCGGCGCGATCGTGCTGTCGCCCAGGACGGCAACGCTCAAGGCATCACTGAGATTACAGGCAGCGTCAGGCGCTATCGTCCTGACGGGACGATCAGCCAATCTCATTCGCTTTTCTGGTCAGCAGCTGACGGCACTGCCGGGCGCGATTGTCGTCACGGGCAAGACAGCGGATCTCATTCACGCGGTTGCGCCACCGATCAGCGACCATGTGATGGAGGCCTTGCCCGGCTCGATATTGGTGACGGGAAGGATCGTGATACTGACTGCCGCAAGAGAACCGGAAGAACCGACAGAAATACAGCCAGGCGTGCTCAACATGGGGCGCAGGGTCATACTTCTACCCAACCGCTGGTAAGCAAAGGAGACTGAGATGGCCCAAAGCGCGCTGACCGTTACCCCGCCGAACCCGACGCCGCCGACCAACATGAGCTGCACGGGCGCGACACCGCCCAACGTGCCGAACTTCACCAAGGCGACCTACGCCGACTGGTTGGATAACACCAAGTTTGACAGCGCGCCGCCGCCTTACTTCGACGATGGCGCAGCCGGTGCCGTTGGCACGTTCGCGGCGAACACCGCCGCGCTGGCATCGGGCACGGGCGCGACATCGGGCGGCACCGAGAACACCTATCCAGGTGCGACGGGTGGCGCAGTGCCCGCATCGACCAGCGTGGCGCACGAGGCCGCGGGTACTGAGACGTCGGCGACCGGCGCAGGCAACATCGCTTACACCTACCCCGGTGGCGGCACGCAGGACACCAACAAGATGTACGGTGTTGGCCCGGCGCTGACGGCGGCCTCGATCGCCGCGGGGCCGAACGCCTCGCACGCCTCGACGCTGTCGCCGACGACGGCACCAACGCTGTCTGGCGCGTCCGGCGCGAGCAACGTGTCAGGTGCCGGCACCACGACGCTGACGGCGACCGGCACCGGCTTCAATCGCCAGTCGGTGATCTGGTCGAACGGCATTGCCTACCCGACCACGTTCGTGTCGGCGACGTCTTTGACCTGCACTGCACCCAAGAAGGCCACGGCAGGCACGCTGCCGGTCAAGGTGGTAACGGGCGGTGCCATCGAGACGGCGACGGTCAACTGGACGTTTACCTGATCTCGCGCGTTATCAGGGCGCGGCGATCATGCCGCGCCCGAGAGGAGAACGTCCATGACGAGAGCCGAACACAGCCACACTGACGAGGCGACGGCCAAGGCTGCCAAAGAGCCCACGACCAAGCCAATGGATCAGCAGCCCGACGACGCAGCAGTTGAGAAGATGCGGCGGGAAGATCCGCTGTTTCTGGAAAAGACGCGACCAGAAGATCCGAGTGGTCGACCGGGCCAGCTGACGCGCGACAACGTCAACCCGCACATTCCGAGCGGCAAGCGCGGCGACCCTCCGGGGCCGATCGTAGACCCCACCAGTCTCGGCATGCCGCAGGGCGGCACCGCGCCGGTTGGCTTGATGAAGCCGGAAACGCCGATCGGCGCTCCGCACGAGAAGGACCGCTACGACGACATGAACAAGCCGCTGAAGAAAGAAGGTCAAAAATGAGCGAGACACCGCAGGCCTTCCCGTACACGGCCAGCATCAACGAGCCGCAGACGGTGGCGTTGCCATTACCTGCCAACGTTACGGTGCCAAAGCCGTCGATCAGCTCGATCACGCCGACCGAGATCACGATCGGCGATGACAGCACCACGCTGTATGTGACCGGCACAAACTTCTTCGCCGACAGCGTGATCGTGTTCGCGGGCCAAGACGAGCCGACGACGTTTGTCGACGGCAAGCTGTCGACCGGCATCAACATGGATGTCTGGCACGGGCCAGATGTCGTGAAGGTGGCGGTCAAGAACGGGCCTGAAGTCAGCAACGAGGTTGACTTCACGTTCAACGAGGCCCCCGCGACGCGAAGCAAGAAGGGGAAGTAGCATGGCAATGGCTGTCATCACTGTCGCCAGTGGCGGCATGCCTGTGACCGACGTGACGGCTACCGCGCCCCTGCGCGGTATGCCGGTCACGGAGGCAATCGCGATCGGCACGACCAAGTACGGCCGCGCCGTCACCAAGGTGGCGAACGGCATTCCGGTGACGTTCATCGTCGTGAGCACGACGGGCGGAAATCCCAAATGACTGTTGAGCTCGAGGAGATCGCGCCGAACCGATGGCGGGTGAAGCGGACGCCGCAGAACTTTGCGCGCTCCGAGCATCCACGGCCCTACGTCATTTCGGACACGATGGATCCCGTCGAGCAGGTCGACGGCAAGTTCTACACCAGCAAGCGCGAGTATCGGGCCGTCGGCCGCGCGCATGGGCTGATTGAGGTGGGCAATGAAAAGATCAAGCCGAAAAGCCGCGCATCCGCTGATCCGCAAGCCAAAGAAAAGCGCCGCGCTGCAGTCAAAAAAGCTGTCGAGCAGTACAAAGCAGGCCGGCGCGTCCAAGTTTAAGGAAGCGATCCGCAAAGCGATGGAGCGGGTTGAATACTACCCGTCAGGGATACGTAAGCCATTTAAACGGACAATTAGTCCGTAACCATCACGGAGCAATTCAATATGTCTGACGTCACCGTTGCCCCTTCTGGGGGGGGCGCGCCTTCGGCTGCGCCCTCTGCACCCGCGCCCGCCTCTCACGAGGTGCAGATCAATCAGAACCCGACGAACAGCCCGAACCCGGTCGGGCCGCAGGCCCCGCAGGCGCCGGTTGGCGACCTCGAGGGCTCAAAGCACCGGCCCCAGAGCCGCGCCGAGACTGTGCGGGAGAGCCTGAAGGCGGCCTACGATCGGGCGGTCAATCCGCCGTCGAAAGTGCAAAAAAGTGCGGAAAGTGCAAAAAGTGCAGAACCGGCTAAAGCCAAGTCTGGGCACAACAATCCGCCGGAGGAAACGCCCAAGTTTAACCTCAAGAAGCGGCCGGACGACCAGGAACAGGCGCCGGCGTCGAGTGCGCAGCCCCGCGGCGAGCGCGGTCAATTCGCGCCGCGCACGGCCAAGGACGCGGTCGGCACGGCCGCGGCCAACCTGCGCGGCCAGGCGCAGCAGCCCGCCCAGCAGGCCGCGCAACCACAGCAGCCGGCGAGACAAAACCAGACCGCGCCGCCGATACCGAAGCTTCCGGATCACGCGCCGTTCGCGCAGCCACCGGTCCGGATGGGCGAGCGGGCCAGGCGCGACTGGGCCGGCACGCCGGAGAGCGTGCGGGGCGACATCCACCGCATCCAGGCGGAATTCGCCAAGGCCTACCAGTTCTACAAGGACGATCACGAGGCTTACAAGCCGATCAAGCACTACGCCAAGATGGCGGAGGAACACGGGACGACGCTGGTGGAGGCCCTGGATAATTTCGTCGGCATGGAACACAAACTCCGCGCCGACCCGATCGCGGGCCTCGACGTCATCGTCAATAATCTCGGCCTGAAAGACCCGGAGACCGGCCGCCGCCTGGGCCTGCGCGACATCTCCTACTACGTCCTGCAGCAGTCCCCGGAACAGCTTCAGCAAATCCAGAACGCCAACACTCAGCAGGCCGCGGCGCACCAGATTGGCGCCCTGCATCAAGAGATTGCGGGCTTGAAGGAAACCATCAATCAGTGGCAGACTACGCAACAGTTCACGCACACGCGGAGCGCCGTCGACACGTTCGCCGCGACGCATCCCCGGTTCGATGAACTCGGAGAGCTGATCAATACCGAACTCAAGCTAGGGTTCGATCTCGATCAAGCATACGCAAGGGCCGCACTTCTCCGACCGGCCGCACACGTGGAGCAGATCCACACCACACCGGCTCAGACCCGACCCATTGATCGCAGCATTTCCGGCGCACCTGGCGTGGCTCCCTCAGACGGAGCGTCAAGGCGGACCCAGAAACCAAGCGGATCAACTCGTGACGCCGTCCAGAATGCGCTGAGGCGCGTCAACGGCGTGCTTTGATTTGAACCCCATGTGGAGTGGCAACAATGCCCAACGTAACAACGGCTGCTGCCTATCAGCAGATACTTTCGATGGCGGTCGAAGATCGATCGTCAGGCTATCAAGACCTCGTCAGCAACAACAACGCATTGCTCGCGGTGCTGAAAAGGAAAGGCCTGTGGCAGACCTATAGCGGACCCTTCATCCGCCAGACGCTGCAGATCGGCAAGCAATCCGCGCAGTGGTACTCAGGCTACGATCAACTGCTCAACCCGGCGATCGATCTGTTCAACGATGCGGTCTACAGCCCGAAGATGGTTGTCGTGCCGATCGTCCTGAGCCTGCAGGAAATTCTCAACAACGAGGGCGAGGCGCAGCTGCTCGACGTGTTCGCGAGCTATATGTCGGCGGCAGAAAAAGCCCTCGAGGATGCCATGGACGCCGGCATCTACTCGGACGGCACTGCGAACGGCAACAAGCAGATCACGGGCCTGGCCACAGCCATTCCTGCCCTGCCAAACACGGGCGTGTATGGTGGTATCGATCGCGCCAACGCAACGATCTGGCGCACGAGCGCATTCGACCCGTCAGGCGCTGCTGGCACGACGTCTCTGACGCCACTCGGAACGCAGGTGACATCGACCACAATCAGGCCAATGCTAAACTACGTTATGACTAACAGGAGCCGCGGCCGCGACTACGCCGATCTGCTGATCATGTCGCCGGAGCACTACGCAGCGTATGACGCGGCGACTGTCGCCATTCAGCGTCAGCAGAATGAGACGTCGCTCGGCAAGCTCGGCTTCTCCGCACTTGAGTACATCGGCGGCGGCAAGCGCGCGGAGATCGTGCTCGACGGCGGCATCGGCAGCAACATGCCGGCGAACACCACGTTCGGCATCAACACCGACAGTCTCCGGCTGCGTTACCACCCCAACCGCAACTTCGATAAACTTTTCGAAGGTGATGGTCAGATGCCAATCGACAAAGACGCGATCGCTCAATTCATTGGCTGGATGGGTGAGTTGACGATGACCAACCCGCTGTTCAACTGGCGTCTGTACGACAGCAACCCAGCTGCCTAATGCGCCCAGCCGCGCAATAGGGAGAGCCGGGGCCGCTAACGTGTAGGTTGTAAGCCTTCCTTCCGCGAAGGCGGCCCCGGACCAACCCAGAAGGAAGGAACACCTATGCCAGCCTACAGAGACCCGGACGACGAACTTGTCGTCCTGTTCAAGTATCAAGCATTCCCAAACGATGCGAAATCTCTCGCCGAAGGGCGACCTATCTTTGACGACGTCGAAGTGTGTGAAATTCGCTCGGGTGGATCGAAGGACGTCAAGGTATACAATTCCACTGACTTCACACGGTGGATTGACGATCCACTTACCCGCCAACAACGCAAGCAAACTTATGCCGAGCGGTTTTCTCATCAATACCGACAATTCAAGTCTAGTGCGGCGCAGACAAAAACCGGCACGCCGCTCGATCACGCGCCGTTCCTCTCCGAAGGAAGGCGCGCGGAGCTGCGGGCGCAGAACGTCTACACCGTCGAGCAGCTCGCCGACATAGAGGGCAACGAACTAAAAAACCTCGGCCCCGGCGGCCGCGACATGAAGAACGCGGCGATGGAGTACATCACGGAGACGCGCAACAGCGCGCCTAACAAGCAAATGATGGCCGAGCTCGAGGCCCTGAAGGCGCGCAACGCCATCCTCGAAGAGGACATGCAGGCGAAGAAAAACCGTGAGCCGCAGAGCGACGAGGGCGAATTCGAGGGCATGTCGGCCGAGCAGCTCCGCGAATTCATCAAGACCAACAGCGGCCAGGAGCCGATCGGCGCCAACAACATGAACCGCAAGACGCTGATCCGCCTGGCGATGAACCTGCGGCAAGATAAGGTAGCATGATATGACCCTGCTGACGGTAGTGAAGGACGTTTGCGCTACCGTCGGCGTGGCCACGCCGCAGTCGGTGTTTTCTGGCATCGCCAGCAATCGCACCATGCAGGAGATGCTGTCGCTTGCCAACGAGATGGCGCAGCGCATTGCCTACGACACCCGCGACTGGGTCAAGTTAAAGACGACGGCGACATGCATGGGCAACGGCGTCCTGACGGCGTTTCCTCTCCCCGCCAATTTCAAGCGCATGCTGCTGACGGCTAATGTCTGGCGGTCGACGTCGGCCATACAGCCGATGATGTTCGTTCCCGACACTGATGAGTGGCTTAACCGGCGCGCGCAAAACGTCGTGAGCGCGTGGGGCGAGTGGACGCTGCTCGGCGACGCGATGCACATCTTCCCGGCTTTGGGCATTGTCCCGCCGCCTGCTTGGGTCAGCGCGGGTACACCCTACAAAGTTGGCGATCGCGCAACTGACATCGCTGACGCGTCAATGTGGGAGTGTCGTGTTCTCAACACGCCGTTTGGACCTGGAACATTCGCTGACTACCGCGCTGCCCATCCAACGCACTGGTCCAACATCGTGCAGGGGACCGCCTATTTTGCCTACCTCGACAAGAATTGCGTCAGCCTGGCGAGCGGCGGCCGCGGCGACGCCTTCATGTCCGACGGCGACAGCTTCACGCTCGATGAGCGCTGCCTGAAGCTCGCGATGATTTGGTAATGGAAGGCGCAAAAGGGCTCGCCCTACGCCGAGGACATGGGCACTTACGGCGACGCCCTGACCTACGCAATGGGCCAGGACAGCCCGTCACCGATCATCATCGGCCGGCAGCCCATGTCGGCGTCGACTAACATTGCCTACCCGTGGCTGGTGCCGACATGAGCAGGCATGAAGCATTCCGCCGCTCCGCGATGCCGCCCCAGGTGGCGCAGAAGCTCGAATTCACGACACTGCCGGCGCCGACGCGCGGCATCGTGCTGGACGAAAACGAGACCTACATGAAGCCCGGCGCGACCGTTGTCATGGACAACTGGAAGCCAACGCTGAAGGGCGTGTCACTGCGCGGCGGCTGCGAGGAGTGGCTCCAGCTGCCTGAGACAACGCCGGTCATCTCGGCATTCAACTACGCCTCTAGCTCCATCAATCACCAGATGTTCGCGTGCAACGCGACCAAGGTTTACAACGTGACAACCGTGCCAGCGGTGCAGGTCGCGAGTGGCCACACGTCGGGCAACTACGCCGCGGCGCAGATGGCGAACGCCTCCGACGATTGGCTGATCGCTGTCAACGACGCCGGCAATCCTCCGCTGCGCTACAACGGCACGGCGTGGGAAGTAATGGACGCCGCCTACGTGCCGGCCGGTGGCTTGCCATCGAAGATCACCGGCCCGGCGGGTTCGGCCGTCGAGAACGGTCAGAACCTGGTCTACATTTGCAAGTACCGCGGCCGCTTCTTCTTCATCGAACTCAACTCAATGAACGCCTGGTACCTGCCGCTTAACGCGGTCGGCGGCGCGCTGTTGCAGATACCGCTGTCTGGCGCCTTCACCAAAGGCGGCAAGCTGCTGTTCTGCACGGCATGGTCGATCGACGCCGGCGACGGCATCGACGACAAGCTGATCTTCATGTCTGACCTCGGCGAGATCGTCGTGTTCACGGGCGGCGATCCCTCCAGCGCTGCAAACTGGAAGCAGGAGGGCCGCTTCGATATGAGCCCGCCGCTCGGCATGAACGCGCATTTGATGGTGGGCGGCGAGGTGCTGGTCGCCACGGTCGACGGCATCCTGCCGGTGTCGGGCGCCATTCGCAAGACCAGGGCCGAGCTCGAGCTCTCCGCAGTGACGCACACCATTCGCCCGATGTGGCGTGAGGAGGTGGTCGACAAGCGCGAGCATAACTGGAGCATGTGCAAGTGGGATGAGTACGGCGCGATATTTTGCACGTTACCCGGCGGCGCGCCGGGCAAGTATCGCTGCCTGGCCGTCAATGCCGCGACCAGCGCCTGGACGCGCTTTACCGGCTGGGACGTCATGTGCTGGCTGCGCCTGAACGAGAATATGTTCTTCGGCACGCAGGACGGTCGCATCATGCAGGCCGATCGCACCGGCTACGACGACGGCAAGCCTTACGTTGCCACGCTGGTCGGCGGCTGGGATATGTTCGCGTCTCCTTCGCAGACTATCACCTGGCGCCAGGCTCGCGCGTCGTTCTCGGCCCGCGCTGGCGAGCCATTCCAGCCGCAACTTGCCGGCACGACCGACTACGTCGTCACGTTGCCGTCCCCGCCGGCGGCGGGGCCTGACCCAGGCATCGAGGATCTGTGGGACGAGGGGCTGTGGGATGACGCGTTGTGGGATGAGGGCGTTCCGCATCCCCAAGTGGTCCGCAACACGGGCTGGGTGTCGATTGGACTTACCGGATATTCGCACGCGCCGATCGTGCAGGTGACGGTCGCGCAGCAGGCAAAGCCGGTGGTGGATTTGATCAGTATCGCCTGCACATTCGAGCGTGACGGCGTCAACGTCTGAGAGTGAACGATGGCATACCACCCCTACGATCCGATCGGTGCGCTAGGCGGATTGTTTGCTCCCGCCTTCATTCGCAACGACCAGGTTTCAGAGGAAGCCGTCGCCGCCTGGAACGCAAGAAACCGCAAATACCCGCCGGCGCCTGCCACGTCGACGTTTGATGATCCCCTGCCTGTGAAGGACGAGGCGGCGGACACACGCGACATACGTGACGCGATCGCGGCGACACTGATGAACCAGTATCCCGGCGGCGCCGACGGTGGCGGCATGGGCGGCACGACGGACGGCGTTGGCGCCGTTGGCGCGGCGCCCGGCTCGACGGCGCCGACGGATGCGTCGCCCGCGGCTCCGCCCTCCGCGCCTCCCTCTGATGCTGCTCCGGCGCCGCCTGCCCAGACGGGCGTAGAACAGGGACCGGCAAATCCGACGGCGGCTGTCGAAGCCTCGCCGATTTCCGAGATG